TTAGTCATCTGGTAAGTCCTCTATGATTCTTATTAAACGTTGAAACGCACGGATTTCCCCCACCACCTCGCGGTAAGCGGAGTAATCCTCAACAGGGTTGAAGGCGATACGCTCCTTCAACACCTCTTGTTCTTTTTTTAACTCACTGAGAAGATAATCCCTTAGTGCCAAGGTCTGCTCCCATCTTCAGTCCTTCGATTAACTGCTTGGATTCGATGTTCTTGTCCAAGTCGGAGGCTTTTGCCCCGATCTGTGCGCCAGCAATGCGCTCTTGTGCCGCAATACGCTCCCGCTCCCGCTGATCTTTGGCGGTAATGTCTGCCGCACGAAGCTCCAACTCGGCTTCGTCTTTGGCTTTTTTCCGCATAACTTCGGCTTCGCGGATGTCCAATTCGCGGTTTTGCTGCTGGACAACAGGGTCTTGCATAGCTTGCTGGGCTTGCTTTTGAGCAGCTTCTGCCTTGTCCTTGTCGAGTAGCTTTTCGGACGCAATCGCAACAGCGCGGGACAGTTCGACCTCGATGTCCTCGGGCAGTTGTTCGTCCGGCGGCGGGAGGGGAACGCCCAACATCTTCTCGATCTCGATGCGATATTGGAAAGCAACGTGTTCGTTAACGTGCGCCAGCAATGCCGCTTGGATAACCTGTGCTTGCGGGTTCTGCCCAATGATCTGCTGTATCTTCGGGTCTTGCATGGCGTTCATGTGAACCTTCAAATGCGCTTCATGATCCTGATACAGGAAGGCTTTGATCGGCTTGCCGGACAACGCTGCCATGTTTTCCGATACGGGGTTCATGGGCTTTTGCTCATCCTCAATCGGGATGATCTTGGCGACGTTCTTGATACCCAGCACCTCCAGCATCTGCCGGTGAAGCTGGGGTAGGTCATAGATCCCCGGCGCAGTCGCCGCCAACTGCAAGGCGGCTTGGTACTGAACAACCCTTTGCGCCATTGTCGAGGCGTTTGGATCGGACACCGGGATGATGTCCACCATGTCGTAATCGTCGCGCTTTGCCTTTTTGGGCGCATCGACTTCATAGGAATACGACTCTGGGGTGTAGTCGCGGACGATGGTCGCAATGAGTTTAAACTCGTGCTTCATCGCGGCATGGACACGGGCTTGCACCGCGCTCATGACCTTCAATGTCCGCTCCAAGATCGCCAAGGTCGTGCCTACCGGGGCTTGGTTGGACATATCGCCAACCTTCAAATCTGCCACCGAGGCAAACTTTCTGCCCTCTTCGACGATGGTATTCAACAAGTTGTAGAGGGTTTGAGATGGCTCTTTGTACGGCAGCGGGACGATGGAGTCCTTGATCGTCATGCCGGTCACATCGACATCTCGCCATTCCCCCGGCGCAATCGGTGTGTCGTCCCCCTTGACCCGCAAGTCCTTGGACTTAAAGCCGCCCGGAAGGTTCGACAGGGTTCCCGAGTCCACCAGTTGGCGCAGGATCGACGTTGCGCTTTTTGCAAAGCCACCGACCAAGTGGATCAAGCCAAAGCCGTAGAAGCCAAAGCCGGGGATGTAAATGTAGTGGGTGAAGTGCATCCGCTTTTGGCGGGTCTCATCGTCTTCCAGATAATTGCGTCGGATTGCCAGCACCTCACCGGTTGAGGCGATAGTGATGACGTAGGGCAGGGCAATCCCATCCGGGTCTTCATATCCCGGCAGGTCGTAGTCAATATGGACTTCATACAACAGGTAGCGGTCATCATCGACGATGTTGATGCCAGCCTCTTCGTCCTTCTTTTTCTGGATTTCGGTGATGTTTCGGGACGGCGTTTCCAGTTCAATATCGCGGTAAAACCCAGCGACTTGCAGCTTCTTGATCTGGTTCTCGGTCTTCCTCATGCGGTGGGCAATCCGTGGGGAGGACTGCAAATCCGACGCGCCGTAAGGAACGATGATGTCTTCTGCCGGAATAAACATGGCAACCTGCCTGTTTAAACTTGGATCGAAGTAGACCTTTTTGAACGCACTGCCCGTAATCGGCAGGTTCCACAGTAGCCGCTCATGCTCGTTGCGGTACTCGACCATGACCTCGGTCAGTTCGTAGTTCATGTCGTCCTGCACCCGAGCGGCGGCTTCTTCCTTCTCGCGGGTGATCTTGCCGATGATCTTGGTCTTAACAGGACCCGATGCCGGGAAGGTCTCTAGAATCGTCTCCGACTGGAACTTCACCACCGACTCGGACAGGATAGGGTGATAGACACCACACGCCCCGTCCCACGGCTCTGTGCGCTCGTCGATGCGAAGCCCTAGCAGGTCAAGACCGTCCTTATAGGTGCGTTCCCAGTCCTTGCGGGAGGTGATGTCATCCTGAATAAACTGGAGCAGTTCATCCGAAATGGACTGCAACTCGCCTTCCGGGATGGATTCGGCGAGGTTCTCATCAAAGGAGGACATCTTGACTTCGATTTCAACGGCGGGTTCATCGCCATCTTCCATCTCAATTTCAATCTCAACCTCCGGCGCGGCATCGCTTTCCATGCCAGCGGGGAGGGAGTAGAGGGATTTTTCAATTGCCATAATGAATTCCTGTCTTGGTTAAGTCCACCTCTCGGGAGTCGGGCGCAAGTTTGGGAGCCGACGATATGCGATGGGTAAATCGCACACCGGAATACTCTGCCCAATCGACAAACGCTTTGACCTCATCCGCTGTGGGCGGTGTGTGCGGCGGGAGTTTTGAAATCGCTTTGGCTTCTTTCAGCAAGTATTTGTTTAAACGCTTTGCTGCTTTACGCCGTTTCCACCAAAGGGCGGGGTGCTTTATCGCACGTTTCGCGCTGTTCAACCGCCAGCGGGAGTAGTCCAAAAGCCAGAGAAAGTAGTGCCAGAGCCACTGTTTATGTGACTTTTCTGGGGGAGTTAGGCGCACCCACATCAGTAGTACGCTGCCTTTCTCGGGATAAACATCCGATCTTCTTCGTCCGTAGATAAGCTGATAAAGCCACCTTGTCTGAAACGCAGCAGGGCTTGGCTGGCTGAGTCCACCAAGTCATCATGATCCCCATTGGGGAAGGATGCGAGTTCTTCCACCAACTCATCTGCCCATCGGGTTTCAGGTCGCCATACCATGCCGGATGCAAAAAGATCAGACACGGCGTTTACACGGGCAATCTTATCCGACCCTTTGCTTGGTGTGTACTCCGAGATGGGGATACCCATCTTTCTCAGTTCGTAGATTAGGGGCGCTCCTGCCGCCTTTTTCTCCACGATGAGGGTGTCGGGATTCCATTCTTTCCAGAATTCAAAGGCGGTTCGTTTGAGTTCGGGGAACTCCATGCGCTCTTTGAAGGCGTCGAGGACGATGATGTTGGCGACTTCCGAGCCGTCAACGTCCCGGTAGAAGACACCCCATGTGGTGCAAGCGGAATAATCTGCGCGGTTGCTTTTTTCAAAAGCGGTATCCCAAGACTGGATGATGTAGTCTACCTGTGGTGGACGGTCACCGTCCCAAATCTGCCACATTTCGCGCTTGATAATTGCCCCCTCTTCCGAGGTAGGGTTCTGCTGGTACTGGGCTTCCCACTTCGATACCGGCAATTCTGCCTTGATGGCTTCCAATTCTTCCTGTCGCCAGAACTCGCCCCACAAAGGCTTGCCCGATGGCAGGAGGGCGGGGAGTTCAATCACCTCCCACTCCTCCAAATCCTTCTTCATCGCGGCGTTGACGATCTGACCGGTCAAGTCTCGCTTCGACCAGCGGGTCATCACGATCACAATCGACCCTCCCGGCTGGAGACGCTGACGGGGACCCGATGAATACCACTCATACACCCTGTCATACACGGCAGGATTACCCTGCATCGCCTCTTGTTCGCTGTGCGGGTCATCAATAATCAGAATATCCGCACCTTTACCGGTCACTGCACCGCCGACACCGATAGCAAAGTAGTCACCGCCCTTGGAGGTGTTCCATCGCCCTGCGGCTTTGGAGTCTGCCGACATCTTGGTGGGGAAAATCTCCTGATATTCCTGCGATCCGACCAGATTTCGAACCTTCCTGCCGAAACCTACCGCCAGTTCAGCGGTGTGCGCGGTCTGAATCACCTTCTTCTCTGGATACAAGCCCAAAAACCACGACGGAAACAGGGAAGACGCGAACTCCGACTTGGTATGCCGGGGTGGCATATTGATAATTAGCCGTTTTAGTTCCCCACGCGCCACCCGCGCCACCCGTTCGAAGGCATCTGCCATGATTTGGTGGTGTTTTCCGGGGATAAAGGCTGACCACATCTGCCGCACGAAGGGCATGAAGTTCTGACGGCAGCGTTCCCGCTTGTCCGCTTGCAGCAGGGTGTGGATTTTCTCGATCTCGGGGGAGTTTTCCGGCAACTTATCCAGCAATGCCAGATATTCCTTAATCTCCGTCCGAGTCAAAAGGTCGCTCATGCTGACAACATCTTCTCAACAGAACGCTCTCGGATCTTGATCGTCCGAAACTTATGCGGCACGGTGGTCAGTAGTCCATTATCTTCCAGATAACGAACAATGCGGTGGATGTTAGAGCGGGACTTCAGTCCCATCCCTGTTGCAACATCCTGCATGGAAGGGGCGAAGCCCTTCATTTTGATGTAGGTCTGGATAAATTCCAGTACCCGTCTTTGGCGGTCTGTCAGGTCAGTCACACCCGCTCCTTGGTTTAAACAATGGAGCGGAGTTTAAACACGAACAACCGTTCGTGCAAGTAGTTAATTTTTTACAAAGTAGGCATACAGAGCCACTGCCAGAACACCCATCATCAATCCTGCCCCCATCAGCACCAATCCAATCTCTGACAGGACAATCCCTAATTCATGCCAACCCATCTTTCCTCCTTACCAACGTCGATGTATCGGCTCTCTTAGGGGCAATCTCGTCTCCGGCTGTTCTACCCATGCCTTGACGATCAACCCCATCGATGCCAACCCCACAACCACATAAAACACATAGACCAATGCCCTCACTCCTCCTCCTTGATGACATCAATCAGCTTCCCATAAGCCGCCTTACTCTCCGGGTGCGTCTTGGCATACACCACCTCAGACGCCACTTCAAACACCTTGCCCAGACTTCTCAACGCCCTTGCCGCCTCTAAGTCCTCATCCCGCCTTGCACTCTCTTCCAGAATACTTGCCAAGGCTTCAATCCGCTTCATTCTCTTGTCTGTCTGATAAATTCTTCCCATTTCTTTTCCCTAATTGCATGAGCCATTGCCAGCCCACCATACCCAATAATCCCCATCTTCTCTACCGCTGACGCAATCTCCTGCCGCTGCTTATCTAACGTCATCTCCACCAATTGCATCAATCCTGCCACATCCCCCTCAATAAACTCATCCACCGGAAGGAAACCCTTACCCGTCCATTCCATCTTCGACACCTGCAACAATCCACAGTCTGTCATCAAATCCAATAACTCTTTGACCGTCATAACCCCTCCTCAAAGCCCCAACAATAGCACGAACAAATGTTCCTGTATATTATCCAAAATATATACCCCCCCGGTATCTCACTGTACAAACATCCAGCATTGATTCCCCAGACAAGTCACTCATCCTTGTCCGGGAAAAAAGACCAAAGGGGTGGGGGGTCCAGATTTGGTGGCTCGACAAGACCGAGTCGAAGGCAGAAAAAGCCTCGGTGTGCCACATCCTCTGATGTCTGCCTAACAACCCCCCTGCGAACGTTCGTGTTTAGGGAGGGGAAGTGGTGGAATGTGTGGATTAGAGCGTATAGGGTGGAGGGGTGGCATGGCGCGTTTAGGGGGGTGCGGGGGCGGTGGGGTCGGCTCTGGGGCTAAACCAACGAAGCACACCCCCAACCACGAGCAACAACGCTGTGCTGACGCCTCTGATCTGCACTCGCATACGCTGCGTCATGCATACGCATCACACACATACACCCCGGCACTGTGCCTAGCTTAGGCACTGCGCTTCTCAGTCTTCTTCACACTATCGAGCAGTGTCAGATGACTGCGGAGTTCTGCCTTCAGTGCGTTTGTGTCAACGTGCTTCACCTGCTGGTTGACGTTATCGCTGAACATAGCCACTGCTCTGCCCATCAACTCCAGTGCTTTGAGTTCGCTCGACTCCGTCTTGGCGTTCATCACCCTGTCGTGTAAACGCTCCATCACGAATCGTCGGGTTTTCACTGCGTCTTCAATGACCTTTTCTTTGAGCGTGTCTTCGAGAGACCCCAATAGCGCAGTGATCCTTTTATCCTTCAGCAGCTTGTTCGCATTCCCGAACATCGTTGCTTCGTTCTCGGTGCGAACGTTGTATGCCGACTTGTACGCCTCTATCTTGGTCTTCCCTGCGAGTATTGCGTTGACGAAGAGATGTTGCTGAGGAGTCAGCCTTCTTCCCTTCTTCTCCTCTGGTACGCCGTATATCTTTCCTGTCTTTGTTCTCTTTTCTCTTATCTTTGCCACAGCAGCCTGTACGCCTTCGGCAGGGCTACCCACATCGTTCGTGCTTGCATCGTCATCACCCTCGGTGATTGCGTCCTGCTCCAGCATTTCAATCAGCTTTTCCCTCTGCATCTTTATCCCTCCGAAACGATTCATTTGCCATGCAAGCATACGCATTCGCACCTGCAATCATGCAAGCAACCTTCGCTGCGTTTACACGTTCTGTCAATACCTGTTCGCTCTCTACGATCTCTCTCTGCTCTCTCTCTTTCCTCACTGCTGATCTTTCCCTCTGTGTTTCCTCTGCGCTGGTCTCAGCACCCATATCTGCCGCCCTTCGGGCATAGGATTTCCTCCCCGCTGACCAAAAAAATTTTCGGGCATCTCTCAAAGTCCAGCATTCATGCGGGTTTTGGACAGTTGCATGGGTATTGTGTTCGTGCTTGCATTCGTTTAAACTTCGGTCTCCCACACAGGGCGCAGCAAGCGTTTCCAAAGTGGCAACAGGACGGCTTTGATGAGTGACTCGCAACCACTCTAGCCCGAGCAGGAAAGCCGGTGAGGTAAACGGCTTCCGACTGATCACCCACCTATCGCAGGGGATCGACAGGAAGTCACCA